ACTCGTTCGCTTTTGGGCAAGTTACGAAGTGGGAACACATCCCATCGGCCTGCAAGATCGAATGTGCCTCGTATTCTGGTTCGTCAAAACCGTTGATTTTATAAATGATGGGGCGCGGATCAAGTGGCACTCGCTTTCCAGTACGGACTCCGTTCTTTGTGATGAGAGCCCAAACGATGGGTTTTTGGCAACCTTTACAAAGTGAAGTTCTCATAACATATTTTCCTTATCAGCCCAAAACTCATCTGTTTTTACACCAAAAAATTCTTGAACAAAATGATCTATTTTATCAATATACTCACCAAATTCAGCCTTCCCAAGCGTGGTTGTAGTGGGTTCCTCAACCGCTTTAAATTGACCTTTATCCATAATCTTCTCAGCCAAAAAGTAAGTTTTTAAATCCAAATGGAGTGCATCGGCTGAAAAGTGGCCTTGTTCCTTAAGATTCCCTTCATTGATTAGCCAGTTCAGGTACACCCAATAAAGTGCGTTCTGAGAGAGTGTCCGCGTCGAGCCCCATTTCACGGTGACTTTCTCGCCGATCTTTAGTGTTTTTTCATTCAATTCAAGGGTGACGATAAATTTTCTATCCTCCACCTTAAATGCGCGGACGCGGCCGCTAACTTTTGGCATGGCTTAGAAAGGCGTTCCTTCTGCACCTTGAACTTGGTCTTTTTGTTTTCGCTCAAAAATATAAAAAGGCGTGTTAGGGAACATATTAAGCTCAAGAAAACGCTTGCCCTCATCGGTGGTTTTGAGTGTGCCGACAATAAACCAGACAGCCTTTTCTTCACCATTCTTTTGGTAGGTTCTTTTGGTGCAAACGTTTTCGTATTTCATGATTTTGCTTTCGGTAAGAATTTATGACCGCACTTAGGACAAGAGACTTGTGCCTTTAAAAGAACCTCAAGCCGTTCTTTTTCAGCGCGTTCGGCTTCAAGTTTCTTTTTCGCGGCATCAGCGGCCTTTCTTTTTTCAGTCTCGGCATTCTCTCTTTCAATCCTAGCCTTTTCCTCGATTGCAGCCTTCTCTGCATCGGCTTTGTCTTTAGCGGCTCTTGTTTTTGCCCGCTCTTTTTCAAGCGCAGCATCTTGCTTTCTTCGTTCCTCTGCCGCTAGTCTGTCTTTCTCGGCAGCCTCTTTTTTTAGCTTTTCATTTTCAATCCGAAGTTTTTCAGCCTTTTCAGCTTCCTCTTTTTGCCGGACAACTTCCTCGTCAGCCATGCGCTTTTCAATCTCGGCGCGGTGAGCATCTTCTTTCTTTTTGTTCTCGATCTCTACAAAATGCTCCTGAGTATCCAAATATTCCTCGATAGGCACTATCAGGGCTTTTAAGACGTTGGCGATGCCGTCGATGGCCTTGCCCTCGCGCAAAGCCTCTTCCTTGAGCTTCTTTCTGGAGTTCTCAATGGCTATACGCTTCTCCCGAAGAAATAGCCGGCCTTCACGCGCTTGTTCCATTTCTGCTTTCTGATAGGGGTTTGTAACAATAAGTGTTTTTGCTTTAACCTCCCACTCGGCGGCGATCTCAAAATAACTTTGGAAGTTTTCGAGGATATAAGCCGCCTTGCTAGGCTCAAGGCCACTTTCTTTGACAATAACAGCTAATTGATTTTCCTTTTCTATGACGGCCATAACTCCCCCTATTTTATTTTGTTTGTGATTTCATCCAGTGACTTGCAAAAAACCTCAAGTTCCACAGCCAAAGCCTTGATAAACTTCTCGTCACGGACACAGCGAATAATAAGAGGTTTGATTCCCGCATAATAGGAAACAAAGTCAACCCATTTCCTGCCAGTGACGTAAAGCTGACCCTGTGTCTGTTCGAAGTAGTCCATCGGTAATTCGTTTTTCAACAGATAGCCGACGTGGGTGTAAATCAGCGGACACTTGATTTCAAGAAGTCCATCCTTTCCAACAAGCCCATCTGGTGACGCAGCGCATAGCTTTTTTTCGTCCGGGTAGCAGATGCCGACTTGCTCGACCTTCACGTCTTTCAAAATTTCGTAAAGATTCCGCGCCTCGCCTTCCATTTCGATCCCTTTTTCCATGATCGCGTTATTATAGGTTTCAGCTACTTTCCCGCTGACACGCTCACCGGCTAACTGCCAAAGATATTTCTCACGTTGTTTGGAAGGTGCGCCTGTAGAAGTAACGATCTTGTCAAAATTTGAAGTACTGGGTATTCCGCATTTTGCGGCAAACCACTCCGGTTGGCCTTGAATCAAATCAAGTGTTATCACTTCGCCCCCGCTTTCTTCTTATTCGCAAGCGCAGTGAATGCCTGGACGTATTTTGACTTTGGCATCCTCTCAAGGCTCTCGATTTTCAGATATTCTAAAAATTTATCGAGATTAACTTCCTTATCCGCGATCAAATCCAAGAGCTGGCTTAGTTCCTTTTCGCTGATAAACTCTGTCACCACGGCCTGGCCATCATCATCCTGATCGAACGTAGCAAGGCCGGTAAGTGCCAATAGCGTGTAGCGCTCAAGGTACGTCATTGTACTCCCGATGGCCTGAACAGCGTTCTTGGACCCGGACGTATCCGATGGTGCTGACAACGTACATTCCTCGCTGTGGCCTTGCTTGTGGGTGATTTTGCAGGTGACAGCAATCGCCCCATTTTGCTTGGTTGTCCAAGAAGCGGAAAGT